TCCCTAAAAACCATCCCTTTGTATGGTTCTTTAATATACTAACAAATCCGTACAAGTCGCATCTTTGATTAGGATTGAACTTAGACACTGAACAGTTATAGTGAGGCTGTGGAGCTACGGTGCGCTGCTTTGTTTTTACATCGACAGTGCGACCGTCAGGGAGAACTATATCATACTCGTAGGTGTTATTCCACGTTCCGCCTAAAACCTGAACAGCTATTTGTTCACCGATGAAACCGGCCACGCTACCTCTGCCTTTGAGAATGGAGTTCCTTAATCTCCCCATCTCAAGGGCTTTTTCTTTGGCGTTGACAACCATCTCATCAGTTATTTTTACTTCTATCATTTTTGAACCTATGCTTGAAAAACACAATCAAGTTGATGGCAGTGTTGACAGTGATAGCCCCAATGAGCCACCACTGCCACCACGTTGGCATGTCTCCCCCATCTGTCATGCCGCATTCAAATCGACAACTTCACACACGCCAGCCGTACACGCCAACTCACGTGATCCTGATGTATTGTCTTCTCTCTCGTACGTGGATAGTTCAGCCCAGTCAATCTCTAGGCTACCACGCTCAAGCTGCCACTCCAAGTATTCATCAGGTTCGATGTCCTGATACGGAGCTTGCTGATATGTGTGATCGGAGTGTGGCAGGAACGAGACACCCGATGCAACGTCAAAGTTCTCATATACCCACGCACCCACGTCCATCCACTCATGCTCCTTCACCGTGATAGTGACAGACGGCTTATGTTCGCACCAATACAGGGCATAAGTTTTCCAAAGCTCAAGCTGCTGAATGGCAGACATAGCGTCTCGTGTTACGGCACCGTCGGGTGCCTTCATTGCGAACGAGAACACCGTGGTCGAGTCCGGCTTCATAACATCAGCCTCACTATAGACCCCCTGCTCCTTGAGAAATTGAGTGAGGGGGTCTTTGTTATCGCCACGCACTGTGCGGATGTAGTGGTCATTGTGCCTAGCGTGAATGCCGCTTGCAGCGTCCACCAGTTGCGATACAGTACCCGATGGCTTTACACAGGTGATAGCAGCCGACTGTGGAATACCAAGTTTGTCGGCGTACTCCTTGTTTGTCTCGACGGCTACTTGTCGCATTTCTTCGAGCCAACGAGGAGAATCGACGGTCTTGGACAAAACTGAGTGATCCATGATACCAGTCAAGGATACGCCTAAGAGGCGTTCTTCTTCTGTGTTTGTCTTCCATACCTTCCTCAGATACTTGAATTCAGTAAGTGTGGACTGCAGCGTACCGAGTATCGTAGCGAGACGAACTTTACGCTTCAACGAGTCGAGCGTGTCATGTTCGCGCACCACAACCTCTGACAGGTTACAGAACTGGTATGGACGCAGGATGATCTCAGAACATGGATTCGTGCCCCACTTGTGTCCTGTCTCGCGCCTCTCGTTGCGGGCAACTTGCACATCTGCAGCCTCACGATTGAAGATGCCCCGCTCTCCCGATTTCGAGTCGTACAGAGCAAGCCACTCACGCATAAATGTGCCCATCTCTGGCTTGCCCTTGTAGGCCACTGAATTGTTAGCCAGCGCACGTTGACCCTCGTTCTCCCACCACGCACCAGACTTAGCGTGTGCCATCTGATCGTCGTTCAGATTAGACAAAGAAATCAGTGCAGAGCGACGTACACCTCCAACGACGACGATCTCTCCGATCTTACACATCAGATCGTGACATTCAATCGGGAAGAGACGACGCCCTTGTGCTTTCTTGAACAGGTTCACAGTGAACACGAACAGATCGTTGAGAGGTCCGGGACCAGAAGCACGACCGCCCATAGTCTTCAAGCGTTCACCCGACGCACGTACCTCAGACAAGTCCCACATGGGAATCTGTCCGGCGTAAAGCAGTGCGATGAGTTCGCGAAGAGACTTGGCCCATCCCGGCTTGGAGTCACCGACTTTGATCACAGTATCCGTGTCGTGCATCGCATCACTAACAACAGGCAGTTTGTCTACGTTCTCACGCTCGACAGAGAAGCCCACGCCTGTGCCGCACATCAGGATGTACATGCACTCGTCGAACGAGCGAGGGCTGTCTACAGGAATGTAGCTACAGTTGTAACCACAAATATTGTCACGAGCGAGGGCTGGCCCTGCTGTCATCATAGCCCGCATCGACGGCATGATCTCCTGACCGAGAATAGCTTGTTCGATGTCGAACATATCCGTGTCAGAGATTTCGTACTGATGCTTACCGCGAACCTGATTACGCATGAAGTTCGTGTAGCGGGACACTGTTTCGTCCCAGTTCTCGCGGCGCTGCTCGTCATCGAGCCAACGCGCGTAGCGGGACTTGTGAATGAATTGTTGATAAGGGGTGGGTAGCATATTATTCATCATCTATCTCCTCAATAAGTTTATCCAAATACCACTTCGCCTTTTCTAGGTCTTCGACACCGTTCTTGTAGCGGTAGCGCCAGAGGTACTTTATAATGTTGCCTTGCAGGTAATATTCGTAGCCCTCATCTGTTGCGGCTCGAATGGCATCGATGCACTCAATCCCTGCCTGATTGTAGTGCGGTGGACTGTTTACCATGTCCGCATTCGGCGTAGATCGGGAAGCAGCCCACGCAGCATATGTGTTTCCCTGCATACCGGCCATGCTTTCTTCTTTTGCCTTCATCTTCATGTACTCCTCATGTCTCATCTGTCGTCACCGCTACCGCCAATCTTACCGGTAGACATACGAGACTTCAACTTATATATGTTCATCTCCGCAACTTGTTGCAGAGAGAAACCTAAGTCATCAGCAAGAGCAGCACAATACCACAATACATAACCAATCTCTTTGGCAATCTCCCCTCTAAAGCGAGAGTCGTCACGTCCGTCACGATAAATTTTTTTCACTTTATCAGCTACTTCACCCGCCTCACCAGCGAGTCCAAGAGCAGGATACGTGATCTTCATACGTTCTGGATAGATGGCAAACTTACGAGCTTGCATCTGATAATTGTTTAAGTTCCAATTGTTTCTGATCATTGTGTCTTCCCAAAGTTTACCTTGACGATGTTAGTGTTGGGTACATGCTCCACACTATTTTCGTCATCACTGTTTACTGTTTCGATGATCGCTTCTTGTGCAGAGTGATACGCAATTCGAGCCATACCTGCGGCCCCGACTCTTTCAAAGTCGTTCTCAACAAGCTCCATCAAACCGTTCAGGACAACCTCTCCTGTCTCAATGTACTCGTCATCCCCGTCTTCATCAGTGGTGTCATAGGCAGTGAGATAGAAGTTACCCTCGTCGTCTGCTCTCATGATGATGTACCATCGATCCGGAAGCAGTGACGCCCGCTCCAACTCCTGTTCAATCCCTGTCATTTTTTAACCACTCCTCTGGTATAGAGCCTTCGGCCCACTGAAATCCATGTCTCTCTGCCCATGCAGCGTAAGTCGTCTTACTTCCCTTGTAAATCTTATTCCGGGCATTGAGAAACAAAATCCGGATATCGTGCTCGGGGAACTGCTCTTTTATAAGCTGCATCTTCACTCTGTCCCCTTTGTCGAAGTAACCCTTCACCTCTACAAAGATGTCCTGTTCAGGAAGATAGAAGTCCGGAGTGTAAGTACGGGGCTTCGGTATATACGTGAGCTTTGTATTCTCGTACTCGTAAGGTATGCCTTTCGTCTTGAGTGAGCGGGCCACTGACAATTCGATATTCGATCTGAATCCCGCTTTACGAGCGGACGACGCCTTCATAGACGCATTCCTATCGAGCCGAGCCTTTGAAGCACGTACCCCGCGACCTTTGGGGACAGTCTTGCGAGGCAATCCAACTCGTTTGTCAGGGGACTCAAGGGGACGCATACATTAACTCCGGACTGTGACAGGACACTGATTCTGCTAATCTCTTCTTCGAGTAGACGTATGTCCCGCTTCTCAGTTTCTGCTGTCAGGGAACCCATCTCAGAAAAGTCCTCACGCAAAGTGAGAGGGAGCGCACGATCACTCATGCGAATACGTTTGAGCTTACGCTCCCCTCCTATTTTTTTGTGAGATTCTACGATTATGTAACGTAAATCATCGTTCAATTCAAACAATTCATTATCGTAGTCTCGAACAAATATGTAAGGCATAAGATCACAGTTCTTTTTTCTTTAAACGAGTATACCACACCTTCGGCGGGTTCTTCGCTGCAGACGTGACTTTTGGATGAATCTCTGCGTCTGGCCAGCAATAATGTCTGTAACCGCATAGGTTGCACTCTTTTGCCAAGACTTTATTACCTGTCCGAATGACTTCCCCTTGACGTTTATACGTCTCGAACGTGTCTGGATACGGTTTGAACGGCTTGACATTAGGGTCTGTCAATAGTTTGACACGACGCTTGGCTTCTGCGATGTACTCTTCTTTGTCTTCCTGACACCAGTCCGGAACCTCGACCATAGCTACTTCGCCACTTGACTTGTTTACTACAATCCATCCGCCAAAGGGTAAACCTGTAGCCTCTGCATACAAAAAGCCTTGCATGACGTAACCAAAGGGGTCATCCTTCTTGATCCCCTCATAGCCTTCAAAACCAGTGAATTTGGACTTAAAGGCGTAGTCACTCGCAGACTTGATGTCCCAGACTTTCTCTTGGCCCATCTCGTCGCGCAGGATGACATCAAGTGTGCCACGAATCTGAATACCATCTAGGTCTAATTCGACCTCTCTCTGATAGTCCACGACCTCAACACCGGCCTCTTTCATAATCAGCATGATGATACTTTCTGTAATATCACCAAACAGGAATCTGAAAAGAGTGTTGTAAGACATCGACTCCTCGACGCCTTGCTTGTCAAGTATTTGTTGACAGATTGGACGACCGAGACCGGACATGCGAGGACGCCACTCCCGTTTCTCTCGTGCAAGTTGAGAGGCAGTGGCGTTTTTACAATCTTCT